GGATGGTACAGCTCCTTACCCCAGTCCAAAAGGCCTGGCATGGTAAGATGCGCCAACATCCTGTGTTTCAACTCATAGGGGGAGTGCCCGTTGAAGAGGCACTCCTCGGTATGGAGTTGAAGAAGAAGGAGAAGATTGTCAGCGGTGACTATTCAGCCGCCACTGATAATATTTTCCTTACTTACACAGAGGAGGCCGCGCGGGCAATGCTTGAGCGTACTCAGTTTAAACTCCCTGAGGGTTTACCTGAGTGCACTGAAGCATTCCTACGTAAGCTGGTCACCCATTCCCTGACTCGATCAGTCCTGGACCTTAAGGGTTCTGATCCCGTTCCGATCACCCGTGGACAAATGATGGGACACATCCTCTCATTTCCACTTCTTTGCATTATCAACCGTGCCGCATCCTGCATGGCCGTTCCCCGTTCATCCTTTATGAGGATCAATGGGGATGATGTCATCTTTCCTGCTACTGGTCAAGTCTACAAGAGATGGAAGGCCGCAACCAGAGTCGTGGGTCTGGAGTTCTCCCTAGGGAAGAACTACTATTCCCGAGACTTAGCGCTGGTCAATTCCGTCTACTGTGTGTTTGACAAGCAGAAGAAGAGATGGGTCGGCCTCGATGTACCTAACGTGGGGTTACTCAACATGCCCATTGATCGCCAGATTGATCCTGACAGTGGTAGGCAGATCCTTCCTTGGGAGCACCTTGCTCAACTCTGGAGAGAATTCTCGTCCTTTGCGGGACCGAGAGATCATCCAAAGTTTCTCAAGATGTTCCGGAAGCATTATCCTATCCTCCGTGGATTTCCTGGTCCTATCTATGGTCCTGTTGAATATGGAGCCTTTGGGGCGCCAGTACCCTCCCCGGATTACAAGTTCACCAACAATCAGTTGATGTGGATGAACGCTCATCGCCTTGGCATCTTCAGTTTCAAGGAAGGGACACGCAACAGCTACAACAAGATTTGTAACCGTTACGAGTCCTACATTGATATTGAGGTTGGCAAGGGGATGTTGAAATTCGGGCCCATTCCTCTTGGTGGATCTTTTGGTCCTCCGAGAGCTATGGGTCGTTTGGTAGATCCGTATGCACGTGATGGTGGTATGGGGAATGCATTGATGGCGATGAGGAGATGGTTTGAGGATCTATCCTCCAACAAACATGTGAAGATCTTTGGCGCTAGGCGGTGGAACAAATTCAAACTCTCTATGAAGGAGTCTGGAGGTGTACCCCCTTTGCCTGCCAATTATCTACACAAGGTTTTGGAGAATGGAACCTGGTTCCACCGCCCAGCATGGTACCATGATAGGGATATCATCGGTACTCGGTATGAGGATAGTGCGGCTTACCTCCATGAGATCTTCCGGACACCTGAAGTTGAACACGACGCAGAGACCACTAGGTGATCCCTCCGCAATGGTCCCCCCCGGGGCATGAAGTATATCTCATGGCAAAATCAAAATCTAAAACACAAAAACAGAAGAAGGCAGGCAAGAAAGGGACTCGAGCCCCGAGGATAACTAAATCCCCGGTACAGAATCTCCAAATGCGGTACGCTCAGCTGCTCCATGCTCCAGATAATGGCACTGTCCCTCAGGGGGGAGTGTATGGTGGAGAACTGGGGAATTTCAGGACTTTCGTGTCTACGCTGACTCCTCCGACTGGCGCAACTATAAACTCTGGGTTTCTGGCATTCTGCCCAGCGACCGGTAATGGGTATATCGCTTCCTCTGCAGGAAGTGCTGCACCCCTCACCTTCGCCTTGCTGAATACCGGGTACCCTGGAGCCGCGTATTTAAACGCGAATGCTGCCAAGTCTCGAGGAATCGCGGCCAAGTTGGAACTGATTCCCTCAGCTGCGAGTATCACCAACATCACAGGTGAGGCTGCCGTTGGGGTTACCACTATCTTTAGCTTCGCTTCAGGTGTCACAACTGTGGATCACCTGTTCGATCTCTCTAAAGCATATGGTCCCCTCCAGCGCCGGACAGTCCGTAGTAGCTGGTTCCCTTCGGGACTGGATTCCACGTATTCGACGTATAATACTACTCCATCGGAGGATTTCAACTGGGTGTACGTGGCCTACCGAGGTTGGCCCGTTAACACTCCAATTTCAATCCGTATTTCCTATGTAGTGGAATATACTGTCAAGAATACCATTGGAATCCCTCCCACGGGACTACTTTCTACGCCGGTCCATCACGAAGAGGTCATCCAAGCGCTTCAGAAATCCGATCCCCATTGGCACCATTCATTAATGGATGAGGCCAAGGAGATGGGTCATGGGCTGCTATCGGATGTCGGAGTCTTTGCTCGTCATATGCTGCGTTCCGGACTGTCCAGTCTAGGATCGCGCATGCTCAAGCAAGCCCCAAAGGCTCTCCCACTCCTGCTCGCCTGACTCTGACCAAAACT